GTCATAGGCAGCGCGAGCCGAGGTCTCGTTACCGAGACTGGTCGTGAGCGCGGCATCGCCGGCAGCACGGGCAGACTCCTCGGTGTCGATCTCAACCTGCATGGCCGCATCGGCGGCAATACGGGCAGAGTTCTCGCCGACAAGGGCGGTCGCGAGAGTGGCATCGCCAGCGGCGCGTGCGGACTCTTCGGTGTCAATCTCAACCTGAAGAGCAGCGTCGGCAGCAATACGGGCAGAGGTCTCACCACCAAGGCTGGTCGTAAGAGCGGCATCGCCAGCGGCGCGGGCCGACTCTTCGGTATCAATCTCGACCTGGAGAGCCGCGTCGGCAGCTACGCGGGCAGAAGTCTCGAGACCAAGGGCTGAGCTTGAGCCAGTTGAGAGGTTCTGGACTACGTCAAGGAGGTAGCCGTCAGCGTCCTGGAACGCGGAGACGATCTCGCTGAGGGAGTCAAGTGACTCGGGGGTAACGTTCGAGAGCAGGTTATTGATCTGCTCCTGCAGGTTGCTGTCGCCAGCAATACGGGACGAGGCCTCGCCATCAAGGCTCGTCTGTACAGCGGCATCGCCAGCAACGCGGGACGATGCTTCGCTGCCGAGGCTGGTGCTGAGAGCGGCATCGCCAGCAGCGCGGGCAGATTCCTCAGTGTCAATCTCGACCTGAAGAGCGGCATCGCCAGCAACGCGGGATGAAGCCTCTGACGTCAGATTAGCCTGAACGCCGGCATCGCCAGCGATGCGGGATGAGACCTCTGACGTCAGGTTGGCCTGAACGCCGGCGTCACCAGCAATGCGGGATGAAACCTCGGAGGTCATCCCGTCGTCGACGTAGCTCTTCGTGGCCGCGTCATTGGCGTTTTGGGGCGAGGCAAGACCGAGCTTGTCCTGGCCGATGAGCTCAGCTACGATCTCAGTGCCTTTGCGGCTGAGGACGTAACCGTCTGGAAGATTTGAGATATCAAGGAAGGTCTCGGTATCGCCGAGCCTGACCTTACGGGCATATGGTCTAAAAGTCATTGTGACTCCTGTGTTAAAATCTTACTTGCTTGCCTATCTTGATTGACTTGCGATTTATATAGTATTATTAGCTGTCGCCAAGCACATCAGACTATGTACCAGTTGCCGTTCCAGCTCTGTATTGAAATAGAGTGCCACTCCACAATCAGACTCTTGGATGCATCGCCGTCAATCGATCCAGTTACCGGAACGAGCACCACCTTGTTGGTGCTGCCGTCTACCTTTTTGAGATTAAACATATAGCCATTCACGTCTGGCGTGGGAATTTCCACAATTCTTTGCCCAGCAGAGGCGTCAATTAGAATAGTAAAGTCGTTAACGAAATCAATCACAGTATCCTGATCAGTAAAGCGTATTGAGTTGGTAGACGTCGCGGGGTTAACCCAGGTCATCTTGCCAGAAACAAGACCAAGTAGCCCGCCGTTAAAACCCGCATTTGCGGTTTGCAGCTTGCTTGCGTTAAGGCCGCTGCCTTGGTAAATCGGATTCTGAAATTCTATAATCTCGATCTTGCGCTTTACCTTCCACTTTACGTAAAGATCGCCAGCCGGCATCTCCAAGTCGCGCAAAATTCTATTGGTTATCTCCCTAGAGTCAGAGTGGTACTCTGCGGCCTTGTAGACGTCAATGGTCTGGCCGGGGCGGATTGGGATGACATCTAGTACCAGCAGATCGCTGCGGCTGATATTCTTTACCAAGAATTTTGGTACAACCGGCTCTATCCTTGACATCAAGCTTCCTCCGGGCCTTGCGCGAACAGCCGAACAAACCCCGCGCGGGGCACTTATGCGGCCTACTACCTATTACTACTTTAATTGATTCATGCAAGGTTTTATGACAATCAGCACAAAAGAACATGGGCGAAGATGAGCAAAACTATTATAAAGAACATTTATGCACTTGCTAACCAGCTGGATCAGGCCGGTCTATTCCGTGCTGCAGCTCACATGGATGCGGCAGCCGACCTGATAATCCTCGCCGAACAGGAAGTGAAGAAATCGATCCACGTCACATTTAAGCGGGAAAAGGGCATGGTTGTATGTGAGCTGACTGTCCACGAGATGGAGAACCCGAATGCAATGGGCCCTGCGATCAGGTTTGTTGGCCAAAACGTAAAAGCGGCTCGCAGTGCGGCCGCTAGCAAAATCGAAGAGCTCAAGAAAGAGCACAGTGCCGGCGTTGTCGAGTCGTTCGAGGGCGGACTAGAGCCCTGACCCCTTCTTGCGCATAGGGCAGATCATCAGCGGAACGCAATTGCGTTCCGCTCTCTTTAGAGAGAGGTCAAGAGTAGCCAGCGCCCCATAATTGCTGGCACCACTTACGGCCCAGTCCATGAATTCGGCGCCACCAACATAGGGACTGGCTGCATTTATCTCAAATGAAATAAAGCCCGCAAGATTTCCTATTATAATGCACTCCTCGTCAAAATCGCGGTCGGCAATTGCAGCCACGCTAGAATCGATACTGATCAGGTTCGGCTCGTAAGCGCTATTCTTAAAAAAACACTGAAGCGCGGACACTGCGACTTCTGCCCGGTGCTCCGCAGAACCCCAACGCCAGGCAGCACTAGAATGTTTCATCGTGGATTCCTCGCATATCTGACAATGTCATATTCGTCGGTTGATCGTAATGTTTCCGTGGCATGAAACATGTGTTGAAAACAAGGGAAACGCTTATCGCCGTCAACCTGTTGCTTGACATGGGTAATCAGCAGCTCATCGCAGTCAGGTAGAAACTGCGCATACACCTCAGAGCCGCCACACAGGAAAACAAAACCCGAATCTGAGTGCGCCTCTGATAAGCTGCTGATCTCCATGGGGCCGGATGGCGATCTCGTCAGAATATATGTTTTTCTGCCAGGAAGGGGACGACCTATAGAGTCGTAAGTAGCGCGCCCCATGACGAGAGCATGACCCAAGGTCGCAGACTTGAACCAGGCCAGGTCCGCTGGTAAATGCCACGGCAGGGAGTTGCCGCGACCAATTACGCCGTTCTCCGATACTGCGGCTATTCCGATCAGCTTGCTCATATCGCCATCTCAACCTTTGGTAAATCGGGATGGTGTGAATATCCCACCATCTCTACGTCAGAGTACTGCAGAGCAAGCAAGTCATCTAGAGTAGACAGCTGCTTGCTTATGCGAAATTCTGGCAGCGGCAGCGGATCTCGAGTGACTTGGATCCTTGCGTTATCCAGCTGGTTCTTATACAGGTGTACGTCAGAACCCTGGAACACAAGCCGCCCGGGACGATACCCGGCCAAGTTGGCAAGCGCATGTAGCAGGAAGCCATATCCTGCGATATTTGTCGGGTTTCCTAAATAGAAATCATTAGACCGCATCTGGAAAGACAGATTCAGTCTGCCTCCAGCGATCTGGACTGCCCAGCTTACATGGCAGGGCGGCAGAGCTGCCTCTGTCAAGACCTGCTGCGGATTCCAGTAGCTAACGAAATGGCGGCGGCTGGATGGATTTGTTTTTATCCCAGAGACGATGGCGGCGAGCTGGTCATAGCCGGAGCTGTTGTGGCTGCCGTTGAAATTGCGCAGTTGCCAGCTGTAATTTTTTCCCGCATCACCTTCTGGCAGGTGAGCAAGTCCTTTTGCATCCAGGAATTCGCGAGTAGTGTTGCCCCTCCAGATATTGATTTTTTTCTGCTCAAGGATCTTTGAGTCTGTCTGCCCTCTGAGAAACCACATCATCTCTTCAAATGCGATGCGGAATGCAATGCGACGAGTGGTCAGAAGGGGGAAACCATCGTCCATATCGAATACCATTTGAGCACCAAAGATGCTCCTGGTTCCAATCCCTGTGCGATCATCTTCAACATCAAACCCTTCATCAAGAATCTGGCGCATTATTTTTAGATAGGAAGCTTCAGTCATCTGTCGACCTCTAGTTTCAGAGTTACCTCTCCGTGGTGCCTTATTGCATGGATAACGATGCCTGCGTTTCCGACAATAGCCTCCCATATCTCCTGGGTTCTGTCGTGCGACACCCTGGAAAACTCAAAGGTGCCCCATTCTGAGCAGCTTCCCGAGCCCGTATGGCACAGGAAAAGGGTGGCGCTCATTTTGCCATTGGGCAAGAAACCGAGAATATCTACCTGGCGATTATTAAATCGATATGTGCCTGGGTGCACAATGGTATCGTACTCAGGTGGCTGAGCCAAGTATCCATCCGCAGGGCGCAATTCCGCTACGCAGCTCTTGCGAAACAACAAATCAAATAAACCCACGCTTCACCTATGCGACCGTTCTGCAGGCTGCTGATCCAACACTTTGACGAAAAAAGTCATATACTGCACTTCAATCGGTCGATGCGCATGGTCAACAGTACCAGACAGCACAATAAAAAAGAGGTCGCCCTGCGGCGACCCCTCTTTCAGAACCAGGCTAGGTTCAGGACTTGCGGCCGACTGCAACGCCGCGGGCGTTGACGATGCCGATACCGATGGTCTCGAATACCGTCCAGCCGAGGCTGAGGCGATCCATCTTGTCGTTTGGTACGACTTCGACGTTCTGGCGGATTGGCATGACGCCGACCATGTCGGGCTCAGCGCAACCGAAGACGCTGCCGAACGGAACAAGCTTGCTGACGATGATGTCGGCGGTGAAGAGCTTGGCGTAGAGGCCGGTCTGGAGGATCTCGCGGTGCGTGACGGGGTCGACTTCAGCAGCCGAGGTACCACCCTGTGACGTCCAGAGGAGGAGGTCCTGGAAGTCGCGGATGTTCATGAAGAACTTGCTGGTGAGCAGGTCCCACTGATCAACTTCTGACTTGATCTCGACCATATCAGCGCGCGAGATGCGGGCGCCGAGAACCTGAGCGGTGTTCTCACCACCGAGGGCGGCGTCGCTGGCGAAGTCGAGGGCGGCGAAGAAGTTCGCGTCCTCAGTGGCAGCGATCTCCTGCTTGGCCTTTTGGACCGTGCGCTCGATGACGTTAAAGCGGCGCTGACGAGCCTCGCGGATGCGGACGAGTGGGTGGCAGGCGATGTCGAACTCTGGAACGAATACGCGGTCGCCACGGACGGGGCTCTCTGGAACGGCGCCGTTCGCCGAGATTACGAAAGCGGCAACGTCGATGTCGCGCTCATAGAGGGGGAGGACGCCGGTGGCGAGCTCGTCAACAACGAGGCCGCGGCGAGCAACGCCCGAGTAATCAAGGTTGCGGCGGATTGGGAGCGCCATGGCCTGAGCAAGAGCGACCTTGCCGCCCTGGTCGAGGATGGCCTGGCGAACGAGCTCGTCGCGCTGTGACTCGGTGGTCGAAGGACGGCCAGCGGCAACGGCGTTGGAGGGCATGCCCTCCTCGAGGACCTTGGCGATGCGAACGAGACTCTTCAGCGCGTCGCGGGTGGTAAGACCACCGAGCTCGCCTGAATTATCAAAAAGATTTGACATTGTTTTCTCCGAAGTGAACTTAACTTACTCTTACTTGCACTTTGGGGACACGTAGTCACCAAAATTAATTACGCTAAACGCCTACAGAATTAATAGGCTGCGTATGATAAGGGCTAGCAGAATTAATAGTGCGAAAAAAGAAAAGACCGCCGAAGCGGTCTCTTCAATCAACTCCCGAGTCGCTATCAGGCCAGTGCCTTGTTGGCACCAGCTGAGCCGAGGAACATGACTTTGACGCGATCAAACGTCTGGGTCGCGCCGGTCAGGTAGGCGGGGGTGGTGACGAGGCTCTGCGAGTGAGCGAACTCAACAAAGACCGCGCAGCCTGAGCCGGCAACCTTGTCCACGCAGCCGTTGTGAGCAAGCTTGCCCTTGTTCGCGGCGCTGCCGAAACCGATAACCGTGCCGGGGGTGAGGCCGCTGCTGGTCAGCACGCTGACAAAGTCGCTCGCCATCGAGTCGAGAGTGACCTCGTAGAGACCGGGCTTGTCCCAAAGGGTGACCTTGCCTGAAGCGGTAGCGGTGTGCGGGCCGAGTACGGCGCCAGCGCTGACAACGAGGCCGGCCTTGCCGCCGACGACCGTGCCTAGCATGGTGAAGTAGTCGGGACCAGTGCCCTCGTCCGCAAGAGCAACGAACGTCGAGCCGGACGTGGCGAGCTGCGCAACGGGGCGGGTGGCTGCCGCGTTGAGGTGGTAGCCGTCGAGAACGTCGGGGGCGGCGGTCTCGGTGCTGGTGTTGACGATGGGAGCGGTGCCGAGGGTCATGACCTCACCACCCTTTAGGGCGGCGAGCTCGGTGTCGAGAGCATCAAAAATGCCAAGCGGCTGAATGCCGGGCTGAACAGGATATAGAGCCATTGTAATTACCTCACTTATTTAGTTTGGAGTGGCCAGACTGCGTCTTGACCCCTAAAACATCACATATTACACTCTTTATTAGTTGTTGAGTGCAAAAAAGTGATGCCACCTCTCTCGATAATCCCTCAGTTGCCTGCGAGTCTGTTTTGCCAGAGCTGCTCGAGATCATCCAGCTCTTCCCTGGTGGAAGCCTTCAAGATGTCCTCCGTGACGTGCTTGGCCATATCGATGTGAAAGCCGATCCAGCGATTGCGTATCTTGCGAATCTTGTCCATCGTCGGCTCATCCCACTTACCGGTCTCTCGCACTCCCAGGAAGCCCTGGACTTCCTTTACGTGATCGGGATTATCTACGTCGCTTTTTAGTTTTGTAGGAAGGCCGAGCTCGGTCCTTACCCCATACCCAGTCGTGGTTCCAGATGAAATATCCTTCATCAACTGTGATGCGCGCCCTTCCTGGGCCTCCAGCTGACTCTTAATGACATCAACCTGGGGTTTTATCTTTGCATAGAGCTCTTCCATCGCGTTCTCGAACTCTGAAACTGATTCATTGACATCTGAAATGCGATTCTTGATCTTCGGAAATCCAAAGCCAAGAGTGTCACGAGGGAAAGATAGGTCAAGTTCGCTGCCCGCCTTCTCGAATTGCGCAAACGCCTCTCCCAGCGCTCTGTTGTTCTCAGCAATACTGGCGATGGCAACTCCTACCGTTCCGGGATCCATTTGATCTCCCTTTCCGGCCTCGCGCTCCATTGTCTTCCTGGCTAGCAATATGTTGTTTATCCGCTCACGCATGGCCTCTAGAGCCTTGCGAGCTACCTCTGCCTTCTCCTTTTTAACCGGATCTGTGTAAGCGGCGGGGTCGTAAGAATCATCGGCAACTTCTGATTCAATGTCCGCTGCAAGCTCGGCTAGATCGACATCTATGCCATCCTGAGCGGTTGCAGTCAGAGCTGCACTAATCCCACCTGCCACAGCAGCCCCTATGCCAGCGGCAGACAGTGTCGGGCCCAACACAGCAGCACCTATGGCTGCGCCGACGGCAGTGGTCAAAATCGGGGCCCAGTCGCCGCTCCTGGCAGAGTCTATGATGTCCCAGGCAGATATCACTAGTCCAAGTGGACCTAGGATTTTTCCCCCGAATCCCTTTAGTTTGCTAAGAGCCCCGCTCGCTTTTTTTGCATCTTCTGCAGTTTTTTTTGCAGCTTTCGCCACAGCCTTGGCTTTGCCGTCCGGTTCGCCATCGGCGGGCGTTTCTAATTCGGCTTCCTGTATATCAGGTGCCTTGCGTATCTTCGATGACTGCGTCTGATCGGGATCTGGCTCAAGAATCTCGGGATCTGCAACTCCTCCCGGAGGCACGGAGCCTAGTTGCGCTCGCCTTTGTAACACCGTAAGCAAATCCTGCGCGATTTTTCGCACAGCATCGGCTTCGTCATGTAGGTCATGTGACTCGAGCGTCTCCGCAGTCTTCTCGAAGTCTAGCATTGCGTTCGCAACAAGACCCTGACAAGGGAAGGCGGAGGGGCGGCGGTTCAGGGCATTAAGAATCTGCTCATGAACCTGCTCTGGATTTCCAACCATGCCCCCTAGACCATCGGATTCTGCAACGAATACCTCGCCCGGGTGAGCCTCCTCTATGATTGACTTTTCATCGCTTTTGCGTGGGCGCTTTTCACGGATTGCCTTCTCTGTGTCGGCGGCGGCAGCAACAAGCTGCTGGCGTGCAGCGGCTCGCCTTTCTGCCAGATTTTTGGCAAACTCTTTTGCAATTTCATCAGCAATCGTCATCTGTACCTCTCCACTAGCCTCTGTAGAGTATATCTTTACTATTTTGAATAGATTTTCTGCAACTCTCCGCGAACAAGATCAGCGACCGTTCCACTACCAGCGACAGGGGAACCAGGGGCTACGGGTGCTCCTCCGGGGCCATCCGCACCCGGGGTCGCGGAGCTGTCTGCGCCGGCGTCATCGAAAAATCCCTTAATGCCCTCGTAGGCCTTGCTGACGCCGTATCCTGCTCCGGCGAGAAGGGCGCCTGGAATGACTACGAACTTAAGTATACCTGGGATGAACTTAGCGGCTCGACCCAGGGCACGGAGCCTGTCCATGTGAGGTGTGTGTGTGCTAAATATGTCAGTAATGATGTTCCAGAGGTGACCTGGATCTGCTGCGCGGGCAGCGGCGGACGCAAGACTGCGCCCAACGACTTCGTGAGCCTTCATGATGTCCCTTGTATTTATTTTGCCTGGAGCACGACGAGATATATTTGTAATCTTCTCGGCAAGGGTATTCTTGTCAACCCTTGCCAGGTACTCCTTGCCCTTGCCTGTCTTAGACATCTCTACGAAATCATCTATCGCGTCCTGGTCGCCATCGGCAGCTGCATCGAGAAGTTTTTTTACTACATTCTGAAGATGGCCCTCAGTCTTCCACATGCCCTTAATGTATTTGAGGTCAGAGAGATTCTCAGGGCCCTTCGAAAGAAGGTCGGTAAGAGGCCTGAGCGATGACGTGCTTAGCTTTTGCGCAAAACCCGGTTTTGGATAAATCGTCTTGTGTATACCTATGGCTTCATGCAGAGCCTTTTTGCGACCCAGATCGTCTCCGGTCAGTATTCCGTCTACTTGCGCCTTGGCAGCCTGAATGGCATCATCATCTGTTCCTTCCAGCGCTTTCAAAAAACCAAGAATATCATTCACTGCATCAGTAGCGGCGGAGTTGGCCGACTTGATCAGGGGAAATGCACCGGACGATGTGCGGGCGAGAGATGGATCTTGGCTTACGAGCTTGGAAACGGCATCTATGGCGCGATCCTTGTCGATACCAAGGGCGTCAGCAAAGCCTGCCAGAGCTCGGTCGAACTCTGGAACGCTGTGGCCCGATTTTTTATACTCTTCCCAAGTCTTGATAATGTTCATCTTTCCTCTGCCAAATTGCAAATCAAGTGCTCGCTTGACGGCCTAGCGCCGCCCTGATCTTGGTCACCGTGGTGGCGTCCTGCATTACCGCCTGCAACCTGTTTTTCATCTCCGGACCGTCTTTGTTGAATGTGAAGTAATATGCAGGGTCAGCTGGGTCTATTTGCCTGGCTAGCTCAGTTTCGGTGTCGGCAATTATTCTACCGATCTCCTTGGCGGCGGCCTCGTTTCGTTTCTCATCTGAAAAGATAGCGTTCACATTCACAGATTCGCCGAGAAGCAGTTGCAGTGGCCTTCTCGTTCCCCTGATAAACTGCAGGAGTTTAGCGTTCAGTATCGCCTGAGCGCTAGTTGCTATGCTAACACCCGCGAGAGCGCCGTTCCAGTAGGCTAATTCGAAGCCGTAGACCTCGTCACTGCTCCCCTTGGTGGCCGGTTTGCTTGCTGGCTGCAGTCCAAGCTCCTTTCGCCTAGAATTTACTGCTGCCATAAAAGATTTTGCAACAAGTGTGCATTTTTCCCGTATCTCTAGGACAGTCTCGCGGACCTGGCCCATGTATTTATCATATTCCTCAATGGTGGATATGCCTTGGAAGCTTTTCGGCAGCGTCTTCTCTACCTTTAGACCGCCTGATTCAAGTGCATACTGCATCTGGCGCAAAGCCTGAACGGCAGCCCAGGGCTCGTCCTCTAGGGTTAGGCCTCCTCTTGGGAAGCCGCGCAAAAAGGGGACCATCAGGAATACTGTGCCGTCTAATAGCGTGAATTGATTTAGAACATCCTTGTCTTCGTTTTCGGAAGCGGGAGCCTTTGCTCCTTTGTCGGTAGGAGGCGTAGGTGTTGCCGGAGCGCCTGGTGCGGAGGGCTTGGGCGGAACAATGGATAATTTGAGCGCAACCCTCATCTCTGCGCTGGGGCGGCCGGAATCATCAAGAGCATTCTTGATTTCAAGCTTCTTTGCGACTTCCTTGACAGCGGCGCGAGTCTTATCGCCATAGCGGCCGTCTACGCCTGTTTTGCCAAGGTCGATTGTAATACCTAGTTCTTTTGCCTTTGCGAGCAAGGCTTGCTGTAGTTCGGTAACCCACCCTGTCGGAGACTTTCCTGGCCTGCTCGACGCAGCGGGCGTGGCGCCACCTGGTGCAGCAGTTGCGCTACTGCCTATGATAGCATCAATGCTTCCTAGTGCGGCCTGGGCAGTCTGAAGCTTTTGCACATTATAGCTACCCGCGTTTCCATTGATCACAGTCTTAAGTTGTTCAACTGACCGGGAGAAAGCGTTCGGCCTTCTCGTCTTTATCGCAAGCTCCATGGCTCTTATGTATGGCTCCTCTTGTGATGAGCTAAATAAAGAGGATGGTACGGCATCTTTGATCTTTGCTAGCTCCGTTGCCAAAGAAGCCCAATTCTCATCAGTTAGCTCTCTGGGATTTGCCTGCTTTACAATGGCAAGAGCATCAAAAGCCCCGCTCGCGGCCAGGTCTACCATAAGCCCGCCGATAATAGCCTCGGCCTTCTTTTTCCTGATGCTCATAACAAACTCCTGATCAAGAAAGCTTTGCAGCGGCTTCGCGGAGCGAGGCGGCCTGCTTAAAAAGTCCGGAAGCGTCGGCCTGGTCGGCCACTACTCGCAACTGGTCAGCAACCGCAGCAAGCTTCTTGCGCTTGCCTGCATCAAGCATCTTCATCGCTACGGCCTGGCGATCCTGAGCAGTCATCACCGTCGCATCAATACCCTCGAGCTTTACTGACTTCTTATGAACAGAATCCAGCATGTCGCTGAAGTAGGCTTCGGCGCGCTTGTTCAGCTCGGACTGGACGTCGACATCTGCACGGGCCTCTTCCTGTCGGAAAACGCTCTTCGGCATAGTGGTCTGCCCAGCCATCTTCTTTTGAACTTCTGCCAGTATACCGTCTACATCTACAAACTTAGACATCACTCACCTGCTTTGATCTCTCGAAGACGAGAGGCTGCTAATTCGACCATATACGCTGCAGATTGATTATTAGCTAGCAGCGAAGCGGTTTTATCCAACTTGCTCGCTAGCTCATCCAGCTCATCATCGCTCATATCGTCATCGTCCACGACAACAGAGTCCGCTAGTCGCTCTTCTCTCTTGTCTGAAACGGTCTCCGCTGGGCTGTCGCCCTTTAGCTTCAACACCGCGCCGCGAAAAGCCTCTTCTGCTTCCGGGCCGCCATTAATTACTGCGAGGATAAGCTTCTCTGTCTCCGTCTTAGGATTGCGGGGCGGGGCGACACAGAACTCGGAGCAGCCGGACGCATCAACAACGGAAACGCAAAAAAGATCATTTAGCTCGTCCAGCCACACCCGCACGGTTGCAGACTCATCGCATTCAGCAATTTCCTCGTGCATGGTCTTGAGCCAGTTGTCCACATCAGTTGCAACAAATTTGCGATTACGCTGACTGTTCTTTTGAACCAGCGCATCCGCCCATGCAGACACAAACCCGTCCCGAACATCCATACCCGTATCGGCCTCAAACATGCTTGCAAACAGGGACAATTTCTTATTCATATCAACCTCACAACCACATGAATTCAAGCATGGGGTTTACACTCGTAGGAGGCACACATACCATGGCCACCGCTGGCTGGGAATCCATTAGCTGCTCGCTCGTGAGTCGACCGCCAGAGCTGACATAAAGCGCAGCATTGAGCGGATAAGGCACGGCGGTCTCGTATTGATCAGTAGCAAAAATACAACCGCTTGGATTTGGCCAAACAGTTACCTTGTTGCTGCCCAGCGTGGAATCATCCCCCGGCCTATTTGGCACATAATAAGAATACCTAGCGCGTATCATTACGCTGTCATTAGTCGTAGATATCGGACTGATGCGCGCATTCAGTGCGGTTCCGGCAACGACATTTACTGCTCCATTTACTGCGATTAGCTCGACCCCTGCTATGTCAGAAGCAAAGCTGTACTGAAGAACATTTGCATTTTTAAGGAATGCAATCTTGTCAACAGCAAGTAGCGGCACTCCAGTGCTCAGATCAATCTCTGACTCAGAGGGGGTGATTAGAACAATTTCATCAATTACCGGACGCACGTGGGCGACTTCCCTTACGTCTTCGATTATACCGAATGGGGCGATGCCGTCACTGACGCCTAGCACGATTTCGTTGCCGACGAGCTTGTGCTGGCCAATCATGCCAGGCAAAAAAGTGGCATTTGGATCAAGAGGCCGCTGAGTCGGCCAGTTTCTACCAACATGGATTGGCCTAAGCATCAGTCTTCTCCTAGCACGCTTACCATGTTATTAAGCAGCGCGTCGACCTGTCCAGCAAGTGGGCTACCGGCCTGATCGAGCTCGCTCGCAGTACCAGCTAGCTGCCGAGCAACTCCCGAAAAGTAACCAGCTTCTGGTGCCGGTGAGTTCTCTTTGATCGCCTGCTGCATGCCGGCTGCAATCTCGTCTGCAATGTCAATTGTCGCCATAACCTTCCTCACTTTCTATAGGGAAATCCCAAAAGAAGCATATATATCCGTCTATTTCTTCAGAATCTAGACCCAACTCCCTTAGTTCGCGTATCTCTGACTGAATCTCAAACTGGCTAAAGTCAAACATGAGCGCCTCTTTTCGGCTGATCGATGTTCCTTGCCTTGCTGGTACCGGACATCCGCAGAGCGGATACTATTATTTACATTTATTGATCTGCGTCGAGAAAATAACGAAAACGGAAAACCCCGCCGGCTAGGGCGGGGTTTTCTTTCAGACTGGGTTCTGCTTCAGATATCGAACAGAGCCTTGCCGAGGCTGCGCCAGTCGCGGACATCAACACTGCCCTTGTCGGAGGCAGTGCGGGTGTTCGACTCTCCGCCATCAACTACGCCCATCTGGGGGACGATGCCGGCGGTGCGGGCCTGTGGCTTGACGTTGCCAACCATGCGCTTGAAGCTGTCAAAGTTGGCGTCGTTGCCGGTGGCAAGGGTCTCCGCGCACTCGTCGAGAGCAGCGCGACCCTGGCTGATGAGGCCACGAGTCTGGGCGTCAATAGCAACCGCGTAAGCGCGCTTGTAACGGAAGCCGATGTCCTCGTTTGAGCTAGCTGACTTCTTGAACTCCGAGACAAGACCCTTGGCGAACTCGCTGTCGACCTTGCCGAAGTACTCGCGGTAGTACTTAACCGCTTCGGCATCAACGGCAGCCACGGCTACGAGGGCGTCGAGCTGTGACTCCTTGATCGTGCCCTGGCGTACGGCGGTAGCAATTCCGGCAGCAGCCTTCTTGACACCTTCCATGGCCTTCATCGCCATCTCCTGAGCCTCGAATACGCTCTGGACGTCTGAGTCGGCATCGCCGGTCGTCTTCATGCCGAAGTCGAGCTTGCCCTCGCCCTTGCCGTGAATATTAAGCATTGGATCGGAGCTGACCATGTCCATCTTCGCGGCGCGAGCAACGAGCTGCTGGCGCATGGCGGCGCGCTTGGACATGTCATCCATAGCATCAGCCTCCTTCTCCTCATCCTCGTCCTTCTCCTCTACCAGCTCTGCGACGTCCTCGACCTTGTCCTCGAGGGCCTTGAGCTCTTCGCGAAGGTCGTCTAGAGCCTGTTCCAGGTCATCGTGAGATGGGTCGCCCTCAACGTGTTCATCGATGGCGCTCTCAACCTCTTCAGCTACCTGATCAAGCTCCTCGTCATCAAGAGCCATGGCGTCGTCCTCGGCGCAGGCATCTTGATACGCAGCAATGCGCTCATTTGCCTCGATTACGGCCAGGTGGCTGTCGCGAATCGCAGCGCGAGCGGCGAGACGAACGCCTGGGTCAGCCAGGTCGGAGTCACGGGCGAGGAACCGAAGTTCGCTAGCGAGTGAGTTCAGCGAAGCATGAGCTTCGAACATCCCGCGCTGCAGAGAGGCAGTGGCAGCCATTGGCGCATCTACGTCTACATCGCTAACACCCGCGTCATCACCAAGGACGGCAGACTTGAGGTCAGCAACGCAGCCTTCGAGCTTCTCAAGCGCGCCCATGACGCGATCCTTCATGTCGTCAGCTTCGTTACCAGGAGCGGTCTCGGGAGCTGGCTCGACCATTGGTCCTGGAGCGGGAGGCGCAGCCATACCGGCGTCAGCGGGCGGAGCTGGCATCGGCGCATCAGCAGCAGACTCTTTGGCGGCATCAAGCTCAGCTGCGAGCTTGGAGATGTTGCCCGCACGGATCTGAGCCATGAGCTGCTTGCCGTACTCAGGAGAAACGAATAGATCGCCCCAGGTCTTGCCGGCAACGTCGCTCTGCTTATTGAGATGAACATTGTAGGCGTCGCCAGCGGTGACGCTGAAGACTTCCTTGTCGCCTGCAAGCACCGACCAGCGTGAGCGGCCGAGGTTGGCAGACTTCGTCAGGCGGGCCTTGAGGCCTGCGCGCTGAATGAGTTCCTTGACCTTTTGATCTGGGTTGCCGACCTTGGTATCAAGCTCCTTGCCACCGAGGTGGTGATCGCCGTCGCGCAGGTCCGTGTCGCCCATGGGAGCGTAAGCCTTTGGCTCCTCGGTGCCCTGGGGATAGGCTTTCTTCTTCATGAACTTGGCAGCTTTCTCTGGATCCTTGGCGCCCTTCATGTCCTTCTTGTCTTCCTTTGAGCCCTTCATGTCCTTCTTGGGATCATTTTTGCCCTTCTTCTTGGCAGCTTCCTTTAGGATCTCGAGACGACGCAGGAGAGCGGCCTCGGCCTTCATCAGATCCTTGTCATCGGCATCCTGATCTTCTGCGTGTCCATCGTCAGCTTTCGCAGCTGGAACAAATTTCTTGTCAGCAATAACGCCGGCTGGCTTTCCAGACGTATCCTTGACGACAACCGCTGCCTCGGCAATTGCCTTTAGCTTCTGTGCGCGCTGCGCACGGCGCTCATCGAGCGAGGCGCGGTGCAGCATCTCTTTTACCTTCTGATCTGGATTAGCTACGGAAGTATCGAGCTCCTCGCCATGGAGGTGGTGGTCGCCATCACGTAGATCTGGATCGCCCATGGGGGCATAGGCTTTTGGCTCTTCTGTGCCCTGCATGTAAGCTTTCTTACGCAGATTAGCACGCTTCCGTAGTTCATCAAACGTCATAATATCTCCTGTTCCCACTCCCGCCTTCTGGGTCGGGAGACATGATTTCAAACTATCCAAACTGTTTTTAATAGATGTTATTCTTTCAGAAATGGCATTGGAGTCTTTTTCGTACTCGGCTGCACCTTTTTTCAACGGAACATCCCTATATACGGATGCTAGCCCAAACAAATCGCCCTCTGGAGGAGACCCGTGTCCACCAGACATACTGTTACGCCCAAACGGATTAATCCCTGTGCCTGAGCTGGCTGTGCCGGTCGGATCGCCAGTCATAGGCCCTCTGGTCCCTGTTCCGGACCGGGCGTCATCGCCCAGCGGAGACGATCCGGTAGCGGAAGAGGGGGTGCCGTCGAAGGCTAGCTGCTCGCGGGCGGTGGTATTAGTGACGCTGTCAGATGCACCAAGCGCGAGTTCAGTGAGCCTGCCGATTACCTTGGATGCCTCCTTGACCATATCCTCGGAGTCAGAAAGATTCTTTATCCTTGACAAGGCCTTAAAGAGTTCTTCGCTCTTATTGTCACCCGAGGTAAGGAGAGCCGAATGGATAGCGCTCAGACCGACCTGATTCATGTACTCGAAAAGTTTCGACGCCGCCATCCCTAGAGCGCCGGTTCTTTCATCGTTGGCCTCTACAAAGCCAATTAGCTCAAACAAGCGATCAAGCGATACGTCCTCAGGTGGTACGCCTCTTGTGACATCTTCCTGCAGACTGCCAATTTCGCCATCAACGGCAGCAAGCGCCTCAAGAGGTACTCCCTTGATCTTGCGCAGCGCATCTGCCTGCGCGCGATATTCATCGAGACTTGCAACAATTTTGCGAATCTTGGCGCGAGGATCTGCCCCAGTCACCACGATGCTGAGCTCGATTGGATTTAGGTCAAGGTTAATCTCGCCATAGTGAGTGCGCGCCTTGACGTGACCGCAGAACTCAGATGCAACAGTGGCTACATTCTGGCACTCGCTGCAGATGGAGCGACCAACAGCAGTTCCCATTGAGACATTTGTGGCGTATCCAGCCTCTACCTTGCGGGCGAGGTCTGGATAGTTCTTCTTGTCAAGCGCAAAGAGCGCATGGACGCGCTTGAACTTTGGGTCATAAAAAGTATCAACTATTACGCCCCGGATGCCATCGACTGAGCTTGAGACATGGTCCTTGCACAGCGGCTTTCCAATCCAGTTTTTATAGGCCTTTAGAAGCTCGGTCTCTGGAAAAATATCTCCATTGTTATTCTTTGTTGGACGAATTCCATTCGGGCTGACCCAGCGGGCAGTCTCGCGACCATCTTCTGCATCATATCGCTCAAACCAACCCACAACCGACTTGCCATCCGCGGTCTTGATGACCTCTCCAGTCTCCTGGTTAATGAGGGCCGACTCTGCGGCGTGCATCATGATGCAGCTGGCGTAAAGAAAGTCATCAACATATGGCGACAACTCGGTGGCGCCGCGCTTCTTCTGTTCTGCTCGCAGCGTGTCAGTTACGGCAGCAAAGCGAGCAAGCACGGCCGGGTCATCGTTCAGCTTCGCATTGCTGACAATTCCCAAGGAGTTGCCCGCAATAAACCCACTCTTGATAATGCTCATTCTTCCTCCACGCTATCTTCCTGGCATGAAACAGATTCTGAATCGTTACTACCGGTAGCTACCGGGGTCGCTTCGTCACTTAGCCACGAAGGAATATTCTTCGCGTCTACAAGGGTGGCAGGTTGAGATGTTCCGTATTTAATTATCATTTTGTTACCTTTACGAGCGAGAAGTCGGATGCCAGCTTTAGTTTTCCAAGTATATTCTTGTCTATGTGTGAGATCCACTCATCGCGGGCGCTAACCAGTACTTTTTCCAGATAATTATTGATTTGTTGCTGAGATGCTTTTGCGTCTGCGATAAAGCTCTCTGTGTCAAAGTCGTCCATTATAGACATCAGGTTTATAAACTCAGTGCGGGCCTCTGAAAATGTGTTGATTATTACATCTCGTATCTGGTCGGTTCTTGACTCCGAATACAGCTTGCCGTACGACACCAGGACAAGAGAAAATGATTTAACGCAGTTGTTGAAATGCGCTCGCAGCTTATACTGGTACTTCTTAAAGAGCGCACCAATCGGGAGCAGCTGACCCCCCGAAGTTATCTGGTCCAATGACTCAGTTAGGACTTCGAAAAAATCTTCAAATTTCTCGACATGCTCGCAAAAATCTTTGATTTTGTCCCGGAGATCTGCAGCACGAGCCTTCTCGCTATCTGAGACCGGGACAGAAAATTCCACATTTGAGTTTTTACGCATACTCATCACCATTCACTCAAGAGGAAATGCAAAAGGAACTGCAAGGTTACCTGGACGATCATTCAGCAGGCCCGGTTCACGCGTAAGTTGACCGCGCTGATCCTCGGAAAGCATGGTTCGCGCCATTGCGCTGGCCTGGTTGCTGGCAACCTGCTTTGCCTGATCGGCAGTCATACTCTTAATGGCACTGAACCCGCCATTCTTTTCGGCATATTCGCGCAGCATCTGCGCGCCCTTCTCATCAAGGGCTGCCTGCCCAATAAACAGGTCAAAATAGTGATCCTCTAGCCAGCCACGGTGAGCGCGCAAGGAATCATCTCGGCCCTCGGCCACTCTTACATTTTGCTCTGCAAGCTTAATAGACGCGGTAAGCTCTTTCGGAGGAGGCGGAGCGGGCAGGTTATGGGTGCCTTTTGCTGCAATAACAAGAACATAGGAATTGCGATGTATGCACACAAACTTACTGGACTCGGTTCCTCGGACGTCACCGGCCTCGCCCTTGTTCTTCTTTGAGAGAAATATCTCTAGAACGGGAGCGGCAGCAAATTGCTTCGCAATCTCGTCATTTAGGGCAGAATTCTTTACCTTTGCCTTGACCCACTCGGGATGCAGTTTGCGAAAGGTGATGCGGGCCGTGGTAGAGACGTAGACCTTCTTACCAGTTGATGGGTCCGTTATTCCGGTGGGCTCCGGTCCTGCATTTTTTATCATGAGTACCTCGACAGTATCTGTCCCATGATATAGGAGATCTGGGATGCGTCTAGGCCTGACAGCAGGTTCTTTAGTAGTCCGAATACCGCGCCGATGCCAGCCGACGGGTTCTTTCTTTTCTGAGCAAGATCGGTGCCTATTTGGCTAATTTTACGAATTATACTCTGCTTAAAGCTAACCCGTTTCTCGGGAGATACTCGGCTGACCATGTAGCCGATCAGGGCGCCGACGCCGTTGATTATTTGCTCGGCATCAATCTGGTCGGCAGCACTTTTCATTAGCGCCGTATCCAGAAAAGCTGCTGCCGCACAGTGGCCGCTGGCATCCGCCAGGTGAGCGATGCGTACTATGTCTGCAGAGCTGGACGCCGCCTTTGTGAATTTCTCAAAATCCTTTGGATTTGCCTTTATTTTCTCTTCAAATAGGTGGGCAAACCTCTGCTCCTCGGCAAGGGCAGGGTTTTCGCCGCCCTGGAACTTCGATTTTATGTGGGCGGTCTCATGGCAAAGGGTTGAGGCCATTTGAAAAGCCCGCTCCAGCGGAATTGACGCAAATTCGCGCTCTATCCTGTCTGCAGAGATATATATTGTCTCTGGATCATCAGATAAGACCTGCCCGTAATGATGTGTCTGGCCCGTCTGCACGACTATTTTCTTAATTCCTGAGAAATAGCCGGAGCCCATGACCTTTTCTGCAAGCTCAATTCCATCCTGAACGTATTTTTCGTAAGGCTCGATCACTATATTCGCGGCAGTTTTGTTCATGTTCTTGAAAATATGCATGACCAATGGCCAATCCTTCTTGCCCGGCTTGCGACCGGACTGGGATTTGAAGGCTTTCTTTGCCTTCCTCCAGGTTTTTTCCTGTGCCTTGCTCAGATACTTGGGCATAGCGCTCCTGTTTAACTCAAAATCGGCCCAATATCGTACTAGTTTATTCTTATGTTTGCATTGGGCGGCGACCTACTTGCCCTTGATTGCCCCTGGCACTGCTGTGTTTATCTCCTCTGCCGTAGGGGGAATGTGCAGTTTTTGAAATTTATCCCCTACCGGCACCATCCGGAAGTGCTCCAAGTGCATATTCACGCCCCTGGCGCGGCCCGTTTCACCCATTATACCTATGAGATCCCCTTTCCTCACCCTCTGGCCCTGTTTCACAGATATTGAGTCAAGGTGCATGTATAAGTACTGGTGGCCACTCCCGTCGCTGTCTTTGCGGTAAATTGCTACCATATTTCCTGCAGTACCGGCTGGTCCTGCAGACAAAATATACCCATCTACGGCGGCATATGTGGGACCCTTGCCTGCACCGATATCAACGCCATAGTGCATGCGCTTGACCCCGTCAATAGGGTCGACTCTCCTGCCGAACCCAGATGTTACCCGAGGCGGCCGAGCACCGGCCGGCAGCTTCTTGGCGGTATCTGCCGGTTCATCGCCATGATCGTGATCATGGTCCTCGTCGTGTGTATCGGGAAGAGCGGTCTCTGACACAGCCTGCTGCATGCGATTGACAATTGGCTTCCCCCATTCTTCAAGTCGCTCCATTACTTTTTGAACCTGAGTCTTCATATTTTAACACCAAGTTGCGCGGCTCTGCGTATCTTATTCCTTATCTCTAGATCAATATTATACATTTCCTGATCCGGCTTTATTGACCACCTTAGCTGGGCCGCCTCGCGTAGTAGAGGCACCCACCTGCGATCTTCTTTGGCGATATCGGTATTAAAGCCTAGTCTGTCGACTTGCGCCAAGTTATCGCGCAACTTGCGTTTGGCTGCGGAGGCCTTTTTGCCGCTATCTAGCGCCGCTCGCACACTGGCTGTTGCGCGCAGAGCCATCTCTCCAATCCTGCCTTCGGCCTCAGACAAGATCTCTAGTCCGACCATGTCCTGGCGAGACTCGCACTGACGGACAAAAGCGGCAAGCCGCATTTCTGCGGCTCGATCCCCTTTTCCATAGGCAGCTATATCAGATTTGATATTCATGCGTTACATCGGCGGTAGCGGAGGCTCCGCTCCACCAGGTGGCGGGCCAGCGCCCATGTCCGGCGGCAGGCCGGCGCCCATGTCAGGGGGCGCGCCTGCTTCTGCCCCCGTCTCTGCCCCTACTCCTGGGAGCGGTGCTTCGTCCTTCTCTATAATGGGCGCA